CGCTAATACTACATCATTAAATATTGCAACCATGTCTATTATTTCACTAGATGAAGATACTTGTGGAACTATGTTAGTATTATATTTTGTTGTTCCTAATATTTTTTTATAGCCACCTGCAATGTCTGGTTCAAAATTTTGTAATTGTAGAGCCTCACCTGGCTCCATATCAAATATATCTTTGTTTAAAATTAGCCCACCATTACAAGTTATAATAGCAGGGGTTATTTGTGAATTATCTGGCATTAGTATGCAAATCTAGAAAGGTTAACTCTTCCATCTCTCATGTAAGAACTTTTTTCTATAAGATTAAGTCTTATTCTTTTTACACCTTCTTCAAATTCTGCATTAGCTATATTAGCCGCAGGTACATCTGAACGAAGTTTATATAAATAATATTTTGCTCTATTAACTATTATATCATGATATTGTACTGCTAAATCTGGAGTATCTGTAGTAGCACTTAAATCTGTATGAACTTTAAAATATTCATATTCTATTCTGTATGTATCTTTATCTGGAACAGGATGTAATCCAAATTTATTATCATTTGTAAAATATACATAATCTGGACAAGCCTGTGTGTCACTAGAATTAGTTAAAGCTGTTTCTGCAAATCTTTGATAGTAATCATCATAAGTTATATATCTTAATTTTTTTACACCTATATCTTCAGATATTCTAACATAGTCTATATCTAACTGTACTCCAGATGCTGTTTCAAAATATATGTATAATGTTTGTGCTGTTGCTGTAAATGTTGTATCTAATATTGCACCATCTCCAAGATTAGATACAGATTTAGTTGTATCTATAAGCTCTCCACCTGCAACAGATGTTCCTACTTTTATTGCTACTGTGCTAGTAGAACCAGAAGGACTCATAACTCTTACTTGTAATCTGTAAGTTTTATTCTTTACTGCTGATATTGCTTGATATGCCGCCGCATCATTTAAATTTAATCTACCATTACCACTAGTTGTATGTGAAGGACTACCATCTCCTGTAGTCCAACTATTTATGTTAGATGTAAATTCTCCGTTAGTAACTAATTCTTTTGGTCTTAATACAAAAGAATCAAAGTCTACATTTCTAAATGCTAAATCTCCTGTTTGTGGAGAATCTGTAGATGGTAAGTCATATGTTCTTTGACCTACAAAAGTATTTTGAAATGTAGATTTATATAAACTAGGAAGTTCAAATACTTGATTGTATATATCGTTTACAGCTTTATTTATAAAATCTTTTACTGCAGTTTGCACACCACGACTTGAACTAAAATTAGCTGATGTCATTTCAACTTCATTTAGTTCTCTTAAAACTCTGTTACATAGTGTTAAATAGTTAGCCATTATATTCCTAGTTCTATTTTATTAAATGCTTCTATTGGATATGAATCAACTTCAAAGCATATAGAATTAAAGACTGCTTCATGGTCTCCTTGACTTTTAGCATGGTCTTTAAAATTTTGCACAAACATTTCTGTTGATGCTAAACAAGTGTCCATATCTGGATATAAATATCCTTGGTATTTTACTGATGGCCAATTAGGCATAGTTGTTACTATGATAGCCATAAAAACTTTAATCATTTTTTAAATTTTTTAATAAATCTATAATTAAATCTAATTTTTTTTCTATTGATTCTATTTTCTTTTCTAAATCTTCTTTGCTATCATCAAAAAATTGAATTTTTCTTTGACTAGCTGTCATATTCCATTCAGTCATATTTTTTTAAGTATTTACAAGGTTTGTTATCATGTAGTCCACAACATTGACCACATTGTGTACATTCACCTTTATATTCTTGTTTATTTTTATCCCAGATAAATGTACATTCTTCAAAACCCATTGGTCTCATTGTATTATCTGAACACAATTTTGGAGGCCAAAACATTACTTCTAATTTATTTTTAATTACAAGTTTTGTATTAGGGTTTCCTGGAAAGTAATCTTTTGTTAATCCCAGTTTAGATGATTCCCAACAACCATCTGCGTTATTTGTAGAGCTAAATCTTTTTTCTATATCATTATATACAGAACAATAATATTTAGCCATGTAATAAAGGGGGCATTAAGCCCCCCCTAAATATTATAAATTATGAGCTGTTAGAAGCAGTTTCGTCTGAACCGCTTACATCACACATTAGTGCCCATACTCTTAGTTTACTTGAAGTGTCTTGTGCACCTAACACTTTGACATCAATCGTGTCAGCAGAACCATATACATGTCCTACGTTTGAAGCGTTAATCACTTGAGCACCATGGCCTGTAGACGTTGAGTCTAAACCATCAATGAATCTATCTACATCGCCGCCATCACCCACATCAAGTGTTACACTTGAAGGTGAAGCAGTTAGTACTTCGATTCCTGCATTAATAACTAAAGTTTCAGCAGGTACATTTAATACTTGTACTATGTCGTTAGCCGCAGGGTCAAACAGTGATAAATCAACTGTGTTTTCAACCCAATAAGGCTTTCTTCTAGTAGAAGGATGTCCTGCAGTACCACCAGTTACTTTACTGTAAGTTGTCATTTAGTCCTCCTATTAATCTGAATCGTATGTAAATGTTGCTTTGACAAGAGCTTCCGTACGAAGCACTTTTCTTCCAAATACATGCAGACCTCTTACGATGTCTGAGAATGAATCTGGGTCTCTTACTACTTCTGTTTTAGCAATTTGGTTTGCAGTAGCAGTTGAAGACATGTGTCCAAATAAACCAGATAGACCTGCAAAGTTGTTGGTCATATATAGTTTAAATCCTTGGATTTGTCCTGCCATTACTTGTCCGTTTCTCAACGGAGAAGCCGCATCACCTGTTACAGATGCATCTAAGAGTTTAGATGAACTTTGAGCAAGTTGCTCATAAAATTCTGGTGTAGATACAAACCATCTATTGTCAGTTGGTACATCACTAGCGTGTAGTGTTTTTGCACCAGATGCCAAAGTATTTAATGGGTCAGTATCGCCAGAACCGTGTCCTGTGTCGATAGTACCTAAGTTAGTACCCGCACCTGCTACCATTGCCGCAAGTACGTTTTCGTCATAAGAATCTTTTAGAGCATATGCTCCAGAAGATGTAGCCAAAGCCTCAAAGTTAATGTGAGATTGTCTTTCTTCAATATCGTCAACTTTAAAAGCGAACGCATTAGCTTGGTCTATAATAAGTTGGATTTGGTCATCAGCCAAGTTTTGGATGTTGATTGCTCCACCTCTAGTATAAGAGCTTACGCTAATTGTTGGTTCTTTAATAATGTTAACGGTATCTCCGTAATTATCAATCTCTCCTGCATAGTCAGTATTAGTAATATCTTCTACGACTGATGCAGTTCTGAAGAACTTTTGGACTTTCTGGCTATAAATGATAGGTAAAAAATTACCCGATGGTAGGTTATCATAACCCGCCGATTTTGATATTGCCATTGTTTTCTCCAATTAGGTTTTAGTTTCTGATTCTACCTTCCTTTCTAGCCATATCAATGTCCTTCTCAAATTTTACAAACTCAGAAGGTTTTAGTCTTTTTATCTCAGACACACTCCAAATCTTTTTACCCTTAATATCTTTTTCAGTACTTCGGGCAGTTGATGTTACAGACTTAGATGCCTCCTTCTTTGTATCTACTTTATCAGCTTCTGCTTTTTTTAAACCCTTATCCATTTTATAAAGGTCTATAGCTCGAGCCGCTAAATTAGCATTATCAAAATTATCGTATAACCAACCCTGTATCATGCTATCTTGAGCACTTGCCCAATCATGAAAGTCTTGACTATCTTTAATTTTGTTAAAGTCTGGATGCAATTTTAATAACTCTACTTCTGCTTTATCACGCAAAACCTTTTGTTGGTCTTTTTGTAATTGCTGAAGTTTATTATTAACTTCTTTTGCCTTCTCATCTGCTTCTTGATATGCAACTGTTTTAATAACATCATACACATCTGGATATTCCTTTCTCCATTTATCCAAAGCATCTTTGTCTTTTGGAGGAATAAAATTTTTAGAAGCCTGTTCGACTTGTGTCTTTAAGTTAAAAACTTCATCTTTATGTTTATTGACTGTAGAATCATAATGACGTTTTAAGTCATCATACCTTTTTTTATAAACCTTGTCTTCTACACTTGCAGGGCGTTCTACATTTTCTGGAGTAGCCTCTTGAGTCTCGTCAGCCTCTTCGGTGTCCTTACTTTGAACGGTTGCTGTTTCGTCTATTTCTGCCTCACTTTTTCTTTTGTAAGGTCTTGGTTCTAAAAAGGGTTGTTGTTTTTCTTCAACATTAGATTCCTCTGCCTCATGCTTGGTTTCTTCTGCTGAAGTTTCTTGTACTTTATTTTCTTCCATATTATCTCCTACGGGTGCTGTGGAAAGCAGGTCGCCCAGAGTGGGGCCGAATTAAGCCATAGTAGGTCGTTGTGCCATAGCCATGTTTTGCTCTTCTTCGGGTGGCCTGTTTACCATTCCTTCTCCTCTAGCCATAGTCATGTTTGACATAGCCATTGGTTCATCGGGTGGCATCATTTCAATTCCAGATTCCAATACATCTATAAATGGATTGATTCCAGAACCAAAAACTTTTTGAACTACCTCTTTAAATTGAGGAGTTAAACTTTGTTGTAATACTTTTTTTTCTTGTATAGGTAAAGACTTTACTCTATTTTGTATCTGTGTTATTTGTTGTTGTTGTGCATTTGCTTGTTGGTTATCTTCCATAGGCATTTGTTCTCCAGAATCTCCCATAGGAGGTCTGTTAGCCATACCTTGCATTTCTTCTGCCATATTACCCTCTTACAAATAAACCTACTATATAACAAATAGGTTCAATAATTATTCTATATAATCTTCCTAATAAAGAAAATTTAGTTCCGTACATTATATGTTTAATGTCTTTTGTTCTTTGTTCTGCTAAATGTTTACCTATAGCAGTTAATACTGTTGATTGTTTCATACCATTTACAAATGGTTGAAATAAAAAGTGATAACCTTTTTGATGTGTTTCTGATAAATGTTTTTGTTGAAACAAATACCATAATTTTATTGTTCTATTCCAATCTTCTAATTGTGTTTGTCTATACATTTCTGTGCAAATTATTTTTGCATCTTTACTACCACTATCAGAACTACCACTATCAGAACTACCA